TTGATTAACTTCTACTACTTGTCAAATGATTTCAGTATGTTACGTGACTCAACTAAGGTAGACTACAGGTATTTCTTGACTGTTGTACACAAAACAATTGGGTGTCGTAAGTACAAAGATGTCACACCTAAGATTGCGAAACGTGCGTATGAGGATTGGGTGAAGCGTGGTGTTAGTTTTGCTAACCATGCGGCAACCTGTGCTAGTAGGGTGTACAACTACGCAATACAAATGGAACACGCAGAACAGAACCCTTTCGCCAAGATCAAACGTAAAGCAACTAAGCAGCGTAAGAATGTGTGGGAGCATCGTGATGTTGTTAAGTTTCTTGATGTAGCTTACAGCGACTTTGAGTACCGTAACATTGGTCTCATTGTGCAAATGGCATACGAATGGTGTCAGCGACTAGGTGACATGCGTATGCTACGGTGGGAGAATGTTGATCTAAAAAGCCAACAGCTTCGCTTGGAGCAAAGCAAGCGTAGGGCTGAGGTGTTCCTGCCTATTAGTGACAACTTGAATGCTATGCTACTTGAACAGAAGGCAGACTTTGGTTTTCAAGAGTGGGTTGTACCACATCCACAGCCACGTGATGGTAGGTTCAAACCATACGCAATGGAGAGACTGTCCAAGGTTGGACGCCGCATCATGAGGTTAGCAAAGCTAAATGAAGAGCTACGCCTTATGGACTTACGTAGAACTGGTGTGACACAGATGGTGGACAGAGGCGTTCCACTACCCCAAATCATGTCAGTAACAGGGCATACACATGTTGCATCTGTGAAACCATATATGAAGCATACATACGAAAGTGCAAATAATGCCTTGACACAAAGAAACGTACATGTACAATTGAGTGTAGCGAATAACATTGAGAGTGATACACATGAATAGTATACAAGAACATATAAGTGATATGGACTTAGTGAATGGTGAAAGTAAACGTACTAACTGTCCCGTATGTGGGGGAGTTAAAACATTTACAGCTACTAATAACATGGGTCAGCTTATGTGGAACTGTTACAAAGCTGGTTGCAGTGTGTCGGGTGGTACTCGTACTGCACTCACCAGTGATGACATTCGTAAATCTCTAGGCTCAGTAGCAGATGAAACTGAGGCAGTACCATTCCATAAACCTGAGTGGCTTGTGAAAGACTATGATGCTGTGCGAGACTTCTGTGACACATGGGAACTTGATGCTCGTGACCTCGGTTTGTTGTATGATGTTCGTGAACACCGTGTCGTATTTCCTGTGGTGCACAACAACATCATGGTGGATGCAACAGGCAGAGCACTAGGAAAAAAGATACCTAAATGGAAAAGGTATGGTAAAAATCCCTTGCCCTATGTATACGGCTGTGGTAAAACTGGAGTAGTCGTTGAGGATTGTGTTAGTGCTGCCATTGTAGGTGAGACTAATGTATCTGGATGCTCAGAGGGTGGAGTGTATGTCGGGGTAGCAGTGTTGGGCACCTCACTCTCTGAGGTACACAAGCAGTATCTCTCACAATTCTCAACGGTTATAATTGCACTAGACCCTGACGCCTTACCAAAGACACTGCAATTCGCAAAAGAATTACGAGGGTACGTTCAAGATGTGAAGGTACTCCGACTAACAGATGACCTAAAATACCGTAACCCGACCGACATAGAAAACCTAACAACACTTGGAGAAGTATAATGGAACTATCACTAGTACGCAGTCTTATGGACAAAGAGTTCTACGACGATCATCGTGGCGCTAAGTGTCCTGATAGACTGTTCAGCAAAGATGTTCGTAAGATCAAGCAGGCAATTGACACTGCTATGGATCGTTATGAACGTACAATTACACCTGACGAGATTGAGGCATTGTTTATGTCAAACAATCCAACCCTCACCACAGCCCAGAAGGGCGCTTACAGTTCGCTGTTTAATCAGATCAAGAAGGAAGCCCCAATGGGCAGCGACATAGCACAAGAGGTGCTGTCTAAGCTGTTCCAACAGGTGGTAGGAGAAGACGTTGCCAACCTCGGCTTTGACTACGTAAATGGAACTAAGGGTAGCCTTGAGCCACTGCGTGACATACTTGAGCGTTACTCTGATGACTTCACCCCTGACCTACGTATTGAGTGGGATGACATTGACGTTGACACACTGCTAGAAAAGAATGATCTTGAATCGCAATGGTCATTCAACATACCTACCCTCACACGTAAGGTAGAGGGTGTTAATGCAGGTCACTTGATTGAGGTAGGTGCTAGACCTAACACAGGCAAGACATCCTTCCATGCCTCACTCATTGCAGCGCCGGGTGGCTTTGCACATCAGGGTGCTAAGTGTGTTATCCTGTGTAATGAGGAAGCATCACACCGTGTTGGTGCACGTTACCTCACTGCCGCCACTGGTATGACAATGCAAGAGGTAAAGGAGAACCCAGCCCGTGCTCGTGATGCATACTCAGTTGTAGCAGACAACATCAAGATCAAGGACGCTAGTGATCGTGATATGTCATGGGTGGAATCAGTATGTAAGTCATACAAGCCTGACATAGTTATCCTTGACATGGGTGACAAGTTTGCACGTACTGGTGGCTTCTCACGTCCTGATGAAGCACTGAAAGCTAACGCTATCTATGCCCGTCAGATTGCCAAGTCACATAACTGTGCTATCTTCTACATGTCTCAGCTATCCGCTGATGCAGAGGGTAAGGTACTACTGAACCAGAGCATGATGGAAGGCTCACGTACTGGTAAGGCAGCTGAAGCTGATCTTATGGTATTGATTGCCAAGAATCCAGTAGTTGATGGTCAAGAGGAAGAAGACACACAGCGCCACTTGAATGTTGTGAAGAACAAATTATCTGGCTGGCATGGTGTTGTACATTGCGACCTAGAGTACAAGACTGCGAGGTATACAGTGTGAACCAACTAGAACTCTTTGATGTTGTACTTCATCACTACGATGAAGGGCTAGAGTGTAACAAGTGCGCAATGACACTGCCTCTGGATAACTTTAATAGTATAACGTATGCATCAGGAACTATAGAGTACAAAAGAATATGTAGAACTTGTCAACGTAATCAATCACAGTTGATGTCGTACTTGAAAAGTACAAATACATATCCATCTGATGACTATACGTGTCCAATATGTCAGCGAGACATTGGGGAGATAGGCCGCAAGGGGCAGAAGAAGTTGCAAAGTTGGGTACTGGATCACTGCCACGACACTGAAACATTCAGAGGTTGGGTGTGTCACCATTGCAATACAGGACTTGGCGCATTCAAAGATGATGTAAATAGAATTAAACAAGCAGTAGCGTATCTACAGAGACACGAGGAGATTATAGGATGAACACAGTATGGTTGCTAATATGGTTTGTCTTTGTACCTGAGATAGGCGTAAAGTATTACCACTTAGGCACTTACAAGAACGAAACATTCTGTGCTACAGCACTCAGAGATGCCGCAGTTATGGTCAACGACAAGAATGAAACAGTAGAATGTATAGGGGTACAGGTTGATGATTAAAGCAACATACATTGACCACATGGGTACAGACTTGACGGTAGCTAACGCTGCACGAGTATCTTTTGGTAAGACAAGTGAGATGGAGGATGACCCTTGGGGGCCACCTAAGCTCAAGAAGAAAGACGATAAGCTGATTCGTTACCTTGCCAAGCACAAGCACATCAGCCCATTCGGTCACTGCTTCGCATCCTTCCACGTCAAGGCTCCGATCTTTGTGGCACGGCAGCTAGTGAAGCATAAGTTTCTGCGGTGGAATGAGATCAGCCGCAGGTATGTGGATAGTGAGCCTGAGTTCCATGAGCCTTCAGTGTGGCGTGGACGTAGTGCTGACAAGAAGCAAGGCTCTGAGGGTGTTGTTGATGTTGGTGGCTGGGGTGATACTAACTGGGCATGTCTAACAGCATACAAGGATTTACTTGAGCATGGCGTAGCTCCTGAGCAAGCACGTATGGTACTGCCACAGAGCACTATGACTGAGTGGTACTGGAGTGGTAGCCTTGATGCCTTCGCTGACATGTGTAACCTACGTTGCAAGTCTGACACACAGGCAGAGACACGTTTAGTTGCACAACAGATTGACTACAAGATGATTGAACTATTCCCTATATCGTGGGATGCAGTAACGGAGGATGATGATGCCTAAACTATATGACTTGGAGCCAATGATAATGGATTGCTGGCATGTGTGTGATGACCTACAGGTTGTGTTCAGACAGATAGGTGACGGTGACCGTGAGCCTACTCAGGACGAAATGATGAACACACTGATGGGTATGCAGCAACTATACCAGTGGAAGTTTGAGCAACTGTTCAACAAGTATGAGGATGTACTCCGTGATAAAGAGTGAATGGAATCGCCTAACAAAAAAATACGAAGACTTTGAGGAGAATGTATTGGCAGAGCATACAGCAGACATCGTTAATGAACCTAAGCACTACGCACGGTGGGCCATTGAGCCTATCACATACATCATGCGTAATGGTTTTGAGTTCTGGCGTGGCAACATTGTTAAGTATGCCAGCCGTGCAGGCTACAAGATGTACGAGGGTAAGACGCAGGTACAAAGCGAGATCATTGACTTAGAGAAAGTTCAACGCTATTGTCAGATGCGTATCAATCAACTTAATGGAGAGGAGAAGTTATGATACCTGTAGGTCAACTAAGATTGTTACTCACTAAGGCTGGGCTAGAGTATGTCATCACCCGTGTTGAGGGTAACGTTGCACACGTTAACATTCTTGTAGCGGAACAGCCAGATGTACACAGTTGAGTTTGAAAGTGATGCAGCTGTAATAACAACACTAGATGAAACTGACCGCTTCAATGACGTAGAAATGGTAGTTGGGGATGACGATGTTGTTTACCTAAGACAGTTTGATAACACACTAAATGAATATCAGATACTGTATATGTCATATCAACAGTTACTAGATTTAAATACTGCACTACGTAGTCCAGAGGGTGCGTTCTATTCACGGTTAGTAAAGGGGAGATAAGTAATGAACAAAGATGAAATAGATGCAGCGGCACTTGTGTCAGAGATGCACCGCCAAAACTTGACATGTAAAGAAGCATTAAAAGCAATGCAGATGTACGCCAATGATAAAATGTTTCAAGATGAACTTGACAAGGTGTACGGTAATGATCTATTAATAGAAGATGAATGGGATAACTGGCATCCAAACGATTCACTATAGGAGACGCAATGAAACACCTTACCCTTGACGTAGAAAACACTGTGGTAAAGCGGAATGGTAAGATGCACCTTGACCCGTTTGAGCCTGAGAATACACTAGTTATGGTGGGTATGCTAGACGATCTTGGAAATGAAGACATTGTAACTTTTGATCATTCTGAGCAACAACCTACCACAGAGGGGCGGCAGATTGTCCAACAGAAACTGGATGACACCGCCCTTCTAATTATGCACAACGCTGCACACGACTTGCTCTGGCTTTGGGAGTCAGGCTTCACATATGATGGAGCTATCTTTGATACCATGCTGGGTGAGTACGTGTTGCAGCGGGGTCAGAAAGAACCACTGTCACTTGATGCTTGTGCTGAACGGTACAACCTTGACACACAGAAGCAAGACACACTCAAGGAGTACTTCAAGCAGGGCTACTCTGTTCGTGACATTCCACATGCAGAGTTGTCAGAATATCTGTCACATGACTTACATGCTACACAACAATTGTATCTGCGTTTGCAGACATCATACGAGGAATGCACTTCACTAGACGGAACGATACGGCTGACCAATCAGTTAGCTATACACCTTGCTAAGATATATCAGCGTGGGTTTAGTGTAGACATGGATGCACTAGATGGTGTGCGTCAAGAGTTCCAACAAGAACGTGACCAGTTAGTACGTGACCTTGAGGAACAAGTAAGCGAGTTGATGGGTGATCGTACCATCAATCTCAACAGTCCAGAGCAATTGTCTTGGGTTATCTATAGCAAGAAACCACACGACAAAAAAGTATGGGCTAATCTATTTGATTCGTATCGCATGTCAGATACGGATTACCGTAGTACAGTACGTCAACATACTAAGACGTTGTACAAGCAAAAAGCAAAACAGTGTGTAACATGCAATGGCACTGGTCAGATACGGAAGGTAAAGAAAGATGGAACACTATATGCCAGAACAAATAAATGCAACACCTGTGGTGGCGGTGGTTATCTGTTTGTGGATAGCCTATCGGCTGTGGCGGGGTTGAAGTTCAATGCACCTACAGCAAAATGGGCCTCAGCTAACGGTTTCGCAACAAGCAAAGATAAACTTGAGTACCTTGAAGGTATCGCTAGACAACGTGGTATGCAGGACGCAGTGTTGTTCTTACAACGAGTTCGCCGCCTGTCTGCCGTTGATACATATCTATCAAGCTTTGTGGAAGGTATATCAACACATGTAAAACAAGATGGTCTTCTACACGTCAGACTATTACAACACCGTACAGCTACGGGACGTTTATCTGGTGCTGATCCCAACATGCAGAACATGCCACGAGGTGGTACATTTCCAGTGAAGCGTGTGTTCAAGTCACGTTGGGTTGGTGGCAAGATTATGGAAGCTGACTTTGCACAGCTTGAGTTTCGTGTTGCTGCGTTCTTATCACAAGACAAGACTGCCATTGACGAAGTGACCACAGGTTTTGATGTACACTCATATACGGCACAAGTCATCGGTGATGCAGGTCAGAATATGTCACGTCAAGAAGCCAAGGCTCACA